AAGCCGGAGATGGTGAAGTCGACCGGAATCTGCCGCAGGAACTGTGATTGCTCGACGCGACGATCTACGACACGAGTGTCGGTCGATGTCGTGCGCAGCGGCCCTGCGTTGGTCTGTGTGCCTCGGTTGAACTCCTGCGTCTGGCTGGATAGCCATTGCGTCTGACTGACAGTCCAGAAGTCGACAGCCGGTGACAGTGACAAGGCGCCGGGCAGCGGATTGAAGTTGGCGTAGGGGTTGATCTTCTCACACAGCGTTTTCAGCGGCTGCGAAATCAGAACCTCTTCCACCGGGTCAAGTGTCACGGCAGAGTCCAGGTCGGCCATGTAGAACGTTGGCTCGATCGAAAGCATAAGCATGCCATCGGCAATCGCGCCGCTCTGCGCCACGCCCTCGTCGCGGTACGTGTCGTCGACAAAGGGATCCACAAACGTGCCGCGCTTTGCGACTGGCTCACGGAAGTCGACCTCGTTCTTCAGCCGGTCCAACTGAATCAGTCGGTCAAAGTCGGTGATGCGGTCCAGATAGCGCCAGAGCTGGTCCCACGTCAGTGACGGCGTGCCGTCGTTCGTGACGACAGGAACGTCGACCCAGTTGTTTTCGATCTTGGCCAGGTTGAGCGCATTGCCGGGGACGATAGGTGCGCGCGGGTTGGTCCGCGCCGAGATGCCCTTGATGTATAGCGGGGAACCGTCTTCAGCGAGGCAGAGGCGGTCCACACGCGGCATCTTCTTCGTGTAGGCGATGATGATGTCGCCGCCAGTCGCGCCGCCCGCCACAGTCACAGTGTAGGCCGTGAAGGCTGTTGCAGTAACCGAGTCACGGTAGCGATAGGTGACCGAATAGGAAGAGCCAGTCGCAGGCTCTGCGCCGGCGAGGCCCCAGTCTACAGTGTTGTTGACGCGCGTGAAGTCCGTGTCGGCAACATAAGTCGTGCCGCCCTGCGTAACCGATACGATCGACGTCACGCTGGTGTCCGGCAGTCCGTCCGCGCCGTTGGCGATTGCCCCACGGGTGACGGACACAGTCTTTTCCTTGGTCAGCAGAATCGAGTTGATGACGCCAATCGGCCCTTCGGCAACCGTAAACGTGTAGTCTGCGCCGCCTGGATAAGTGTGTGTCTCGCCAGGGATGGCAAGCTCGTCCCAGTCTTCAAGTTCCGAGTGGCGCAGCGACACCAGACGCGTGCGCTTGTAGCCGTTGATGTTGGCCTCGCCCTCTGAGATCGAGAACACCTGATTGCCGGCACTGGCGCCAAGCGCCGTGACCTTGCAGCCCTTGACGATGTAGTTACCGTTGGGGCGGTCGTATTCGATGATGGATTGCAGCGCCGGCGCCAGAATATTCGGGCCAACCTGGTCGAGGATGACGCCGTCCTGCAGCGCGTAAACGGCAAAGAAATCACCGTCGCCTGCGTCGCCTGCCCACGCCCACGATGCGTCAACGACCTCACGGGCGGCGCCCGGCTCGCCTTCTGCTGCGGAGCCAGGAACAAGGCCCACAAGAGTGGCGTCATCCTCGTGCGTGATGTAGGTCTTGACGAGTCGAATGCCGACTTCAATGCGTCCGGTCATCGGCACGCTAGTCAGCACGTCCGCTGCTACGTCCCACACGTCGCCGTCTGCGTAAACGCGGCCGGCCGTCAGGGTCACGCTGCCGGCGACAGTGTCGACGATTGCCTCACCTCGTTCGATCCGGTCGCCGTCGCTGACGATAAGGCGGCCGAGGCGCGTGGAGCGCGCCCGAGCGATCGTCTGCGCTTCGTTGAGCTCTGCGCCCTGAATAAACCGGCGCTCGCCGTGATATACGACGCTCTGCCAATCGCCGCGGCCCTGTGCGCGGTCAAAGGCGTTCGGCAAGCCGCTAGAATGTTCGAAAGCCATCAGAACCTCACGATATATTTAACCCTGTCCCGCACGGTCTTTCGCAAGGGAATGGAAACTGTTTTTGATGCGAAGAAGTCGCCGTCTGTGATTTCGCTCGGCTCCAGCCATAGCTGACCAGATGGGACGCCTGCGGCCCGCGTAACGTTGACAACCAAGGCAACGGATTCCGCCGTCACGTCGAAGGCGTCCTCGAAATCCGTCATGGCCTCAATGTAGACGCGCTGGCCGCCGGACGCGGGCGCATACGCCTGCCCGTCGACCGAATACGGCCCGTCAAAGTCGGCGGACACCGGATGGCAGGCTTTAGCCTTGCGATAGCCGATGACTTCGTCGTCGGAATCCAGAAATGCCACGTAGATCTCGCGGCCAGCGAACCAGGCAGCCATCAGCGCGCGGCGCTGTGCGTCCGCGTTTGCCGACCAGAGGAAATTCGCCGTTGACCACAGGTACGTCATTGACGCCCACGCGACGCCGCCGCCCTCTGCCGGGATGGCAATCCAGTTGCCTATGGCCGTCCCCTCCGCTTCCGAAAGCAGGTGGTCGAATTCAGCTGTGCGGCCGAAAGACCAGACAGCACCAGTCGCCGACAAGCGAACGCCGCTTTCCTCTTCGATGTGGCTCTCGTCCAGCATTGCCCCGTCGGCTTCTGCCGGCTGAATGTCGTAGTCGAAAACACCGCGCCGAAAGTCGGAGCGGAAAGGAAGGGAAAGCCCTGCGATGCCCTCTATTGCGCCGAGCAGCGGAACGTCGTTTGCGGGCAGAGACGGGAAGCGCAGCTGCGCGGAATTCCACCATGCCCGGCCGTGCCAGGCTGGCTCGACAGTTGCAGTGACGCCTACGAATGACAAGCCCTGCGCAACGCCTGTGTACGTGCCGCGCAGCCTGTGCCAGCGAATCCCTGCGTCAATGACGTCATAAAGGTTCGTGACGTAAGGCGTCAGCATGCCCAGGCCGTACTCGTATACGAGATAAGGCAGGAATGTCGGAGGCGGGGATTCCTTGGCCGTCGTGATGGAGGGGACAGCAGCCCCCATCCTTGTCCACCGCTCCGCGTGCGAACTTTCAATCGTCTTTTCGAACAGGTCGGATGGATCAAGGATAAGGGATGTCAAAACGCCCTCCCTTGGAGGTTGAGGGTGATTGTGCCAATGGCCGCCGCTTGTGATGGCGGAACGATGACGTCAGCCGTCACGGGCGTGATTTTGTGGACGCCGGAAATCATGAGCTTGGAGACCCACCACTCGCGGATAAGGTCGCGGCCGAGCTGCTGCTCAATGGCCCATGCGTCGCGGAGGGCCGTCGCAGCGCGCGTCACCGTCCCTTCGTCGGCGTCCGGCAATAGCCAGATGCTCGCGACGAGATTGACGACGGTCAGCACGGCAGAAGCCACCACGAACTCGTCGTTGACCAGCCGGACGTTGTCGTTCTCGAGAGCGGCCCGCACGATAGTAAGCAAGCCTTCGCTCGCCACGCCGTTCGGCTCCGTCGAATACACAGCCACGTAAATCAGCGGCGAACGACCAACACGGTAAACTTCCACGCTCGCAACGCGAACGTCCGCATTCATGACGATGCTTTTGTATCGCTCTTTCGGGCCGCCGGTGGACCGCCCTTGAATGGCAAGTATGACCCGCGTCTTTAGTCTTGTGTCTGTCTCGCCAACCTGGCGGACGACGTCATAAAAGGCGGCGAGCTGATCAAGGTCGCTGCCCGCCGCAAATGCCAGAAGGCGTGCGCGGGCCGCTTCGTTGATGCGCGCCAAGAGCAGCACTTCGCGGTAGCTCTCGGCCTGCGTGACGATGCCTACGGGATCGCTCTCAATGGATAGCGTGTCGTAGGCAGGAAGCTCCGGATATGTGACGCGCAGTGCGTTCCATTCCGTGATGAACTGCGCCTTCTGACGCGCGAGGATAACCTCGTAGTCGACTTCCTGAATTACGGCAGGCGCCGGCAAAGTCGTGATGTCTAGAACCGCCACAGCCGCTACCTCTCGTAGACGACCCGCGTGGATGCATTCTCGGCAACGCTATAGTCGCCGAGGTGCCCGCGCGGGTAATACGTCCCGTAAATTTCTAGTTGAAGTTGTCCGCCCTCATTGGCGGCAATCAGTCGCCCGGCCGTCATGCGGAAGCGCGGCTCCCACTTGAGAATTGCGCTCGCCGATGCGCTGTAGACGCGCAGAATGTTGGCCGGAATCATCTTGCGGTCGACCAAGTCCGGCAGGTCGCTGCCGAACGTCCTGCGCATGACCCGCGAGCCGATCGGCGTCTTCAGGATCTTGCGGATGGACTGCTCGACGTTCTGCCAGTCACTTAGCGCCTCGCCTGTTCTGGCGTGTGTGCCTTGGGATTCTGCCATTGGCTGGCCTTTCAATGATGACGACGGGGAGAACGACGCGTCCGAAAGGCGGCGCCAGTTCGCGCGCCTGCTCGTCGGTCAACTCAAGTGTCGAGCCGGCTTCCCGCCAAACACCCGCATTTGGCTGTTCCTTGTTCTCAGTCGACGGCGAACACAGAGCCCGAGCCCTCGACGATCGGCCATAGACCCTGCGATGATCCGGAGCCGACGTTCACCATGTCGCCGACCCTCGCAACCTTGCGGCCGCCGTTCCCGCCCAGTTGAACAAGCGGGCTATCAACAATCACGGCGGGGGCTGTGATCTTGACGGCGCCCTCGCCCATCTCAATCGTGGCCGCCCCGATCTTGATGTGCAGCGGCACATTCTCGCCGTTTGCTCGCGCGTTCTCGTCGCTGTATGTGGACAGGTCCACGACTGCGTCAGTCAGGTCGCCGCTCTCGGAAACCACATCGACCTGCTCGCCTACCGTCCGCATGACTTCGATCTTGACCCCGCCGGCGCCGAGCGCCTTGGCCTTTATCCACGGCGAGAGATAGGGCTTGCCGCCCTGCTCGCTCAATTGGACGCGGTACTTGCCCGCGTTCTCGCCTTCGCCGATTTCTGCAATCTTGCCGGTGCGCTTGCGGTTTCGTGCGCGCCGCTCAATTTCTGCAATGCGGTAGTAGAGGTCACCGACCTGCCCACTCAGCGTCTTCGGGATCATGGCGTTACCTCATCTCCCGACGGCGTCGCATCAAACTCAGCGCCACCAATGTCGCCATCGGCAACCGGCACATATGTCATGGCCTCGCCTTCGGTCAGCGTGTTGCCGTATCTGCGCTGGTCAAGCTTCCACTGTGGCGCAACGCCAACCAGAGCCGCCCGCATGGCGTCAACGGCTTCGTGCAGCACTGCGTCGTTCTCTTCATCCGCCTTGGCGAAGAAGAGAGCCAGCGGGTGCGTGTCGGCCAGTGTGGCGCCCGTCGCAGGATCTGCGAAAAGGTCTGCCGTCACCTTGATCTGTTGCGCAGCCAATCGGATGCCGCTGCCATCGCCACTCGTGCGCTCGCGCTCGACAGACTGGACGGAATTGACGCACTTGCGCCAGATCTCGGCCCATTCATTGTCCGGATCGTTCAGGGCGTCGGCAATCTGCCTGGCGACCAGATCCAAGTGCAATTCAAAAGCCGCATCAGTGCCTGGGATGCCGATTCCGTGAAGCGTGAACACGCCAGTCTCCGGATCGGTCTCACCCATCGCAGCCGTGATGCCGGCCTCAAATAGAAATTCAGTCGGGCCATTGCCATTCAAGGCGCGCAGCCCGGTCGCGGTAGTCTTGCCGCTGTGCGTGTAAACGCTGATGAACGGCTTGTCCTCTTCGGTCCTCAGTTCGCCATCGGCGCCCACGTCGAGCGCGCCGATCTGGCTATCAAGGACGTTGTCGCCCACCAATGTCTTCCCACGCAGCGCGCGGACGGCCGACATGCGGGCCGCGATGCGAATGAGTGACATGGTTACCTCTTATGCTTGGTTCAGCGTCAACACGATGATGGACGTGTAGCGATCATTGACCGACTTGATTTCCCACCACGGCTGGCCGGGCAACTCACTGCCGCGAATCTTGTCAAGCTTCCGAAACACGACGCCAGGCACATCAGCCCGCTGAATGACCAGCGCAGCCTCCGCCGCATTCGCAGACGAGACGATGTCGCCGGCGATCTGGATAGTTCCTTCAGGCGTCGGCGTGTGCAGCACGGCCCGAAAATTCGAAACGGGGCGGGTAACGTCCACCGCCCCGTTCTTGATTGGCTGGTGGCGAACCCCCTCGCCGAAGGTTGCGCCAATTGTCTTGTCGACCTTCGCCTCGAGAATTCGCCAGTCGACCATTAGCCGTTGAGCCTTACGATGC